CAACACGACCATCTGCTTCTCTTGCGTCCGCGCCTTTTGTACTAACCCAGGCTGCTCGGGCTACCTGTAAATCGCTGGCGGTACACTGCTCTAGCGATACAGTTACGTCTTCTCTAAACTCAATTTTAGTCATCAGTGGTAATCTCCATCTCCCCAGCCCATAGAGGCTCTTCCGCTATTCCTATCGAATTCCTTATAGGTAGGATTGTGCTCCTTGCACTTTGTCTTTGGCTTTTCACGAATAAGAGCAAAAAGCAAAACCAAAGAAACAAGGTACGAGGTACCAATGCCTATGAAAAAACTAGACCAGTCCATATTTACTCCAAGTAGAATTCGGTGACAACCGCGTACACGTCTCCCCAGAACAAGGAGCCTGGGACGTAGCCATTGTCGTCGTAGGGACACCATAGCACAGGTTCGTCGTATGTGTTAGGCAGGAATTTCAACTTCTCATTGCACTCTGGGCACAGAAAAGGGCGAGCCTGACCAAGACGGGTCAAATGCTCGTAACGATGAATTAATAACCATTTGTTCATATGGGCCGGGTATCGGATTCGAACCGATGACGTCCATATTACAAGTATGGCACTCTGACCAACTGAGTTAACCCGGCGGTTAGGTGAGTATTTTTAGCCCTCACCTACGGCCATGAACTAGTCTAGCATGTACTACTTACCGACGCAAACGTCCGGAGCGGGAAGCCAGAACTCCAAGAAGAATGAGAAGCAAAGCAATTCCAGCAAGAGCGCCAACGTTAATCCCTGTGAGGGGAAGTTCCGTTCTCTTTTCAAGCACAACCGTAGGCGTTGCAGACTCAGAAGGGGAAGGGGTAACAGATGGTGCTACTGGCGTAGCAGGAGAAGCCGTGGGGACTGGCGTAACGGGAGTCGGCACGACTGGTGGTCCCACGAACTTTTCTAGTGCAACCTCAAGGCCAACCCCACAGTAGTCACGCACAACACCGGAGTCAAAGGCAATTGCGCGACCGTCGGTAATACTAATCGACACCACGTCACCTACGTTTAGGTCAAGAAGGTGGACGATACCAGGGAACTCAAAGTCCGTCTCGTGAACTGTGAAAACGCCCGGAAGAGGCGTATCATTACCAACACCAATAAGACTAAACGGAGTTACTTCTCCGTTTACCTTTACGGTAAGAGTCGCCTCGTTACCGCTGGCATTTGCAAAGGTACCCACATCAGAAAGTCCTGGGCAAGAGACGGCATTCTCACTAGGAGAAACTGTTGGGGCTGGTGTTGTAGGTGTTACCGTTGGAGACTCAGATGGTGCCGGGGACTCAGAAGGCTGAGGCAACTCCCTTGGCTTAGGTGTCTCCGAAGGCTCGGGACTAGGAGATGGGCACGGACCAAATGTGTCCTCGCCTCTCTGATGCTTGTCTGAGAAGTGAGCGTCTACGGCGTTCTCAGAAATTGTAATCTCTACAAACGGGTTTGTTTCCGAACCCGTTGCGTGACAAATTGTGACCTTCTTATCATTAACTGGCGGCTGCTCGACCATGATTCCTACGGTCGGTGTTGCCGACTCTGTAGCAAATGCCACAGCCGGTACTCCTAGCGCAAGAGAAAGGGCAAGGGGGATAGCCAGAATCTTACCGAACTTCTTCAAATTTCTCTCCTTTTTTATCTAAGCCCTAACTTGCGGCTGCAAGCAGGCCAAGCACCCCAACCCTGAACGGATTGAAGTCTCTTTCCTTTACTTATTTGTTCTTGCCTGGATGCGTTGCTGGGCAAGCCAGAGCCGCCAACTGCCTTCCAAGAAGACAATGAGAACTGTAGGCCACCATAGTAACCGTTTCCAGTATTGATAGACCAGTTACCACCGGCCTCACATGTTGCCAGCCTATCCCAGACAGAGTTCTCTGTCAACTTCTTGCTACTCTGCGTAGCCCGGCGACTTCTGGACGCTTTCTCTGGAATAAACTTCTTGTGAATGTGAGGCTTTACCGTCTTCTTTGGTACTTGCTTAGGTGATGGCGTGCTTACGATAAGGTTTGGAAAAACATTCCTTTTAGAAAGATTGTCTACAGCCAATTGCTGTGTGGGCGCAGAAACCTGAATTTGTTGAGGCTTAGGGTCGCCGCAACCAGATAGGCCAAGAACCAGTGTAATACTAATTCCTGCTATTATTGTTCTATTCATAATTTCTCCTGTCTCTAGAACAAACAACAGGCTAGCACAGACTGACTCGTCCTTGCAAACGATGGTCAACTTGACGTGGGAAGCGAGGCCCGCTACAATCATCTTCTAACAACAAGAGAGAGTAGAACATTGAATATTAGTTTCTATACACCATCAGAAAGTAGAACTACTACTGTAGGTTATGGTAATGCAGGCTTTAATATGGTGACCTCTCTACAGGCTCTCGGGCACAAGGTACCATTCGATGACCCGACCTGTCCAGTCCAAATATGCTTCTCTAACCCGTACAACTACAAGTTTTATCCGGGGCAGTACAAGATTGGCTACACTCCCTGGGAGTCCACCCATGTCCCCGCTTCTTGGGTAGACAATATGAACAAGTGTGACGAGATTTGGGCTACATCAGAATGGGTTCGGGATGTTTATGTTGCTAATAACGTTAAGCCACCTGTTTACATCTACGAGCACGGTATTGACAGTAGATGGCAGCCTACCTTAAGAACACCCGGCCAGGTCACTAAATTTCTTCATATTGGTGAGCCAGCCCTTCGAAAAGGAGGCCAGATGACTCTTGACGCCTTTAGAGACTCATTCGGAGACAGAACAGACGTTCACTTGACCTTCAAGGTGTACTATCAGCACCACCTTAGAACCTACAGTGACACTGCGTTTCAAAATGCGGCCAATGCTTACAATAATGTAACTATTATTAACCAAACGATGAACGACACCGAACTTGTGGCTTTGTATGCAGAGCACGACGTGATGGTGTATCCTACTTACGGAGAAGGCTTCGGCTTCATCCCCTTGCAGGCGCTTGCTACAGGTATGCCTGTTATTAGCACCTATGACTGGGCACCCTACGCCAAGTACCTGTCTCCCCTTGCAGTGAAGTCCCGGCCTGACCGTAGCATTTGGTCTGTTCATCCTGGCGATGTTTACTACCCAAACTATGAAAATTTGAAATCAAGAATGAAGGATTTTCAGAGTGAAGCAGCATCATATCACAAGATTTTCTACGACCAGGCCCCTCAGGTAATTGCCGAATACGACTGGCTAACCAAGACAGAGCAGGCATTTTCACACATCGTGGAACGTTTTACAGATAACTAATTTTGGGCCTTGCACGCTAAATATAGCGGTGCTACACTGATTGAACCACTACAGGTATATCACACAACCCTTCTAAGAAAGGAGGGTTAGAAGGAGTCTATTAAAATATGGAAGGATTTATTGACGAGACGGGCAGAATTACTGACCCGTACCGCAACTTTATTCATGTATCTCGTTACGCTCGTTGGCTAGACGATGCCAACCGCCGTGAGACTTGGGTCGAAACAGTTGACCGATACATGGGTTTCATGCGAAACCACTTAGCAACAAATAACGACTACGAAATTCCACAGGGAGAGTACGATAAGGTCCGCTCATTTATTCTTGAGCACAAGTCTTTGCCCTCTATGAGAGCATTGATGACCGCAGGACCAGCCCTAGAAAGAAACAACATTGCAGGGTACAACTGCTCTTACATTACCATGGACACCCCCGTCGCATTTGACGAGGTTCTTTACATCTTGATGAATGGTACGGGAGTCGGCTTCTCTGCTGAGTCTCAGTACACCACTCAACTGCCAGTTGTTCCAGAAGACTTTGACGATTATGGCTCTAACATTCTCGTCGGAGATTCTAAAGAAGGATGGGCAATCGCTTACCGTTCATTGCTCACCGATTTGTGGCAAGGAAGCATCCCTAGTTGGGACGTTTCTGGCGTTCGCCCAGCAGGAGCACGTCTAAAGACCTTTGGTGGACGGGCATCTGGTCCTGAACCTTTGGTTGACCTCTTTAATTACACCGTGGAGGTGTTTCGCAATGCAGGAGGAAGAAAACTCACTCCTTTGGAAGTACACGATATTGTTTGCAAGATTGCTTCCGTGGTTGTTGTGGGTGGGGTTCGTCGTTCTGCTCTTATCTCTCTAGGTGACCTAGAAGACGATGAAATGCGTGACGCGAAGTCCGGTGAATGGTGGAATGTTGCAGGGCATCGTGCTCTAGCCAACAATTCTGCTGTATACAAGGGCAGGCCGACACGAGAGGTATTTGACCGGGAGTGGAACGCACTTGTGGCTTCTGGCTCAGGCGAACGTGGGCTATTCAACAGGAAGGCCGCTCAAGACCAGGCCGCAAAGAATGGTCGTCGCAACATTGACCACGAGTTCGGAACAAACCCGTGCTCCGAGATTATTTTGCGTGAGAATCAATTTTGTAACCTATCCACCATTGTCGTTCGTGAAGATGACGATTTCGACAGCCTTGCGGAGAAGGTAGAGATTGCTACTATCCTTGGCACATGGCAGTCCACACTCACTAACTTCAAGTACATTCGTGACTTGTGGACAAAGAACACAGAAGAAGAGCGTTTGCTAGGAGTCTCCATGACCGGAGTATTTTCTAACAACATGCTTACCTTCGGCCAGGGTCGCGCTGTAACTGAGAGCGTTCTTGGAAAGTTGAAGCAGGTAGCCGTTCGTACTAACAAGGCGCTTGCCGCCCGTATTGGTATTGAGGCGTCCGCTGCTATTACTTGCGTAAAGCCAGAGGGCACTACTTCTCAGAAGGCTTACTCAAGCCCTGGACTGCACGCATGGCACAACGATTACTTCATTAGAACTGTTCGTGGTTCTATGAATGACCCGTTGACTCAGTTTATGATGGACGCCGGTTTCCCATGGGAGCCAGATGTTACCAACCCTCTAAAGACCGCCGTATTCTCCTTCCCTCAAAAGGCACCGGACGGAGCATTGACCCGACACGACCTCAAGGCTATTGACCACCTAGAAATTTGGTTGGCATTCCAGAGATTCTGGTGCGAGCACAAGCCTTCGGTTACGGTTAACGTTCGTGATGAAGAGTGGGAAGAGGTGGGCAATTGGGTCTACGATAATTTCGATGAAGTATCCGGAGTAGCATTCTTGCCTCACAGCGAGCACACCTACCAGCAGGCACCATATCAAGATATCACTGCTGCTGAGTACGCTGAGTGGACATACAAGATTCCAGCCAATCCTGACTGGAAGATGCTTTCTGCTTATGAGTTGGAAGACAGCACGACCTCTACACAGGATTTGGCTTGCATCGCGGGTGCCTGTGACGTGTCTGAGTTTGGAATGAATGACAACATGAGTGTGGAAGAGGCGTTAGAAACAGTCCTCGACTACCCGGAGTTGGCAAAGAAAGAACTAGTACCAGCGTAGGGTGAAAGGGCCGGGTTAATTCCCGGCCCTTTTGCTTTGTTGATTGCTAGTGGTACAATCAAAATATGGTCACTACAGCATATCCAAACCTAGAAGAGCACCTACGCTCATGGGGTTTGAAGGTTGTTCCTGTAAGCGGTTGGAAGACACGCTCTGCAAATTCAACTACCTTTACCCCACAAGCAGTATTGTGCCATCACACCGCAGGCGCAGCGACAGGCAATGCGCCATCATTAAGGTACATTACAGATAATGTTCTTTCTCAGTTCGTTCTAGGACGAGATGGAACAGTACATATTGTTTCTGGAAACCGATGCAATCACGCGGGCGTGGGAGGCCCTTTGCGTGGAATACCAAAGGATGCCGGTAACAGATACACGTGGGGAATTGAAGCAGAGAACACTGGACGAGGGGAACCTTGGCCTGCCGTACAACTAGAGGCATATTACAAGTTAGCAGCCGCTCTTTGTGATATGCACAGGGTGGACCAAGAGGCCGTTTTTGCTCACAAGGAGTGGGCACCGACACGCAAGACAGACCCTAATGGAATCACAATGTCTTCATTCCGCGCAGAAGTTGCAAAGAGGCTGAGCGCGGGCAAGGGCGGTTTCGTTGCAGACCCCGTTCTACGAATTGGCGATTCTGGACAGGCAGTAACTAATTTACAGAACGCTCTGGTCAAGCACAAGTTTCTTGTCTCAGGACAAGTTGACGGAGACTTTGGCCCTACCACTGAGAAGGCCCTCAAGGCTTTCCAGTCTGCCAGAAAATTGATTGCTGATGGAGTTTGCGGACCTGCAACTTGGGCGGCTCTGAGAAAGGCTCCACCCGCCGCAGTCGTAGTTCCAGCACCCGCCCCTCAAGTTTCGACGGGAGGTAAGAGAATGCTAGTACAGTTCAAGGGAGATAACTACGTCTACGAAGTAGTTGGAAGCAGTTTGATTCACGTAAGCGCAGATGCATGGCGCGCACGAGGTCTAACTTCCGCCAACGTAACAATTGTTGACCCAGCACACCCACTAAGCAAGTTGCCAAGAAAGAACGAATACTAAAGTCTATGGTATACTAGGGATACGGTTTCGTTCCTTGCCTATGGTGGGGGTCGAGGTCTAGGGCCAAACGTGCAAACGAATTGGACTGCCTTAGGATGGTTTTAGTTGTTACCGGCATTGCCCCCGCTTAGGCGGGGGTTTTGCTGTTTCTGGGGTCAATGGTACAATAAAAGGATGGAGATTAGTAACCGCGCCGACCGTGTTTTGGACATGATAGACGAACTTCTAGAAGAGAAGTTCGACGCGTTCCTAAATGCTTCTCCGTGGTGTTGCTAGATTCCCTATTCAACTCAGTTGAAGGAAAGGTAAAGAGCACTTGAGTTACAATTATCACGTACTAAACGACCGTCCCCGGCACTTTTACCCTTTAGTGTCCGGTGCTTTGGCATGGAATGATGCTACAGGCGGGGCGAATGGAAACGTGGTAGGAACTCCAATAGAGGCTCCACCACTGGTAGTTGGAGGTGGCAACTCTTATGTCATGGACGGCTCCAACCATTACCGATTCTTGACACCACTATTTTATCTCGACTCACCCGCGAGGCCGTTTACGCTTGAGGCTTGGTTCAAAGCCGTAAGCATTACAGGACCAAAGGGAATCATAGGGCATAATGGTCAGGACGATGGATTGCAATTTGATGGTGAAAGCATTTCCTTTACGACTCTTCACGGCCCCGCCGGTCCCGCTGTCGCCCGATACTATCCAGAGAACTCTGACGCGTCATTCCATGCGGTAGGCGTTCACTCAGAAAGCAAGAATGAATTATTTGTAGACGGCACGCTCGTCGCCTCTATTGACTTAACAGAGGCGCAACTTCTCTCCAACTATACTATCTCAACAGCCCCCGGCTATCTATACGTAGGTCATCGCCCAGGCTCTATAATTGTAGACGCAGTGGCGGTTTACTCCAATGCTTTGACAGCCAGACAAGTAAAACTGCACTTCACTCTTGGAAGAGATGTTCCAGACCTTCGGGAACTAATTCAAAAAAGAAGCGGTGACTACTGGACCCTTACAGACAATACTTCTGCTGTGGCTTTTGACTTTAAGTTTGACACTAACGAAGAATGGCAAGACGCTCAGGCAGCATCCGTAAGGATTGCCGACAACCTGCTTCTTCCAGCATTTGCAGCAGACGGCTCTACTGTTTCTGGCACATGGATTGCGGGCTTCATACTTCCATCTATTATTGAGCCAAAAGTAGATGGTTCAAAGATTGAGTTTGATGGCGACGGAAACTTTCAGATTCACACTTCGATTAATGATGGAACTACTTGGTCCCCGGCGGTAAATGGAAGAGAGGTGACAGGTCTAAGCGCAGGTGCTACCACTACTAACAAAGCACTTCTAGTTAGAGTTACCTTCCCTGCTGGCACCGCAGATAATGTCAGCAGGTTGAGGCATTTGTCAATTAAGTTGTATCGCAATAGAAGTAGCGCGGGTTCCATTACCGGACTTCCTGTTTCATTAATTGGCAAGGCTGCCCTAGCAACAAGTATTCATCAGCCTATAGAAAACGATGATAGCATGGGGGTAGAGTTTTACGACGGAGGCTCAGCAACAATGCCAAGTCTGTCCGGAATAAGAACACTTGAATTTTGGGTAAAGGCCAATGCGGCTCAACCCACTACAGCAGAGTGGTGGCACATCCTTGACTATAGAAATGCCGACAGTACCGGAGTGGGCTATCTTGCAAGAGACACGGCTACAAGTAATTGGAGTGTTAACGGTGGCACTCTTTACGTCAACGGAAAGGCAACTATTCTTTCCTCAGATTTTGCTTTGACTCCTACGCGATGGTATCACGTTGTTTTTGTAATGTCCGCTCCATCTACAAACAGAATTATTATCAACAACAACTTTGTTGGAGACACCGGTCGTCCCATTAGTGTTGGATTGTTTGCTACATATCCACAGGTTATGACAGCGGCAGATGCAAGTAGTCTATACAATGCGTACATGGGCATTCCAAATCAAGTAATTGTTGAAACTACAGGACTTGTTGTTCGTGATGCTCCGACCCAAACAGTGAAGATTTACTCTTATGATTGGTCAACACTAGCCTCCGGATAAGCAAAAGTGTCCACCTCGTTGACATAATTTGCTATCTAGAACCAATTCCTGTACAATAAAATTATGAGCACACCAAATATCCGAACTATCGAAGAAACAGACATTGGCATTTACGTATGGGAGATGCCCGATGGACGCTGGGTAGGTGACGGAGAAGGTAACTGGATGAACATTCGTGCCAAGAAGGGTGATTTCAAAAGAATCGCCGCTATGGCTGATGCAGCCAAGGCTCATGGTGTTACCGAAGGCCGTGCAGTATTTGTCTCCGGTGTAAGACCAGTCACAGATGACGAATACGAAGAGCAGCGTCAACGGATGCTATTTGGGCTTACGCCTGACCCTCACGACAGTTACGCTCAGATTGATGAGTTGAAGTATGGCCGGGCCTAGAATGATGCGCGAGGCCGACGAAGAACTTCCAACAGTGGAAGTTTCTTTGGGGTCTGTCTATACAAAGAAGGGCCTTATGGATGAAACGGACGACCCGTTCATGGCTTCTGGTGATTCGGTCCGAAAGATGGCTGGACTTTCCCCCGCCCTAAAGCGTAAGACTTCCCGCGAAATGACAAAAATCCACACTGGAATTGACGGCGCTGCCTCAAAGAAGATGGACACAAACGAGACAATCGGAATTACCGGCTATACACTCTTCGACGTTATTCAGCCACCCTACAACCTTGATTATCTAGCCAAGTTAAACGAACTTTCAGCGCCCCATTATGCTGCTGTCAAGGCCAAGGTAGCAAACATTGTTGGTCTTGGTTATGAATTGGTTGAGACTCCTAAGACCAAGGAGAAGTTAGATAAGATTCTTGGTGAAGAAGATACCCAAAAGGCTCGCAGAAAGTTGTCGCGGGTCAAGGAAGAACTTCTCACATGGATTGATGAGTGTAACGATGACGACGAGTTCATGGAAACTCTTATCAAGATTTGGACAGACTACGAGACAACGGGAAATGGATTCCTAGAGGTTGGTCGAAAGGTAACCGGAGAAATTGGATACCTTGGACACGTACCTTCTACCGGCATGCGCGTGCGTAGGAACCGCGACGGTTTTGTTCAAGTTCTTTCCAACAAGGCTGTATTCTTCCGTAACTTCGGTGACCGAAGAACTACCGACCCTGTTGGCAATGACTCACGACCAAACGAAGTAATCCACTTCAAGAAGTACAGCCCAACAAACAACTTCTACGGCGTACCGGACATTATTGCAGCCCAGCAGGCTATCGCTGGTAACGAATTCTCTAGCAGATTCAACCTTGACTACTTTGAGAACAAGGCTGTGCCTCGCTATGTTGTGGTTGTCAAGGGTGGCTCTCTTTCTATGACAGCCCAACGCAATATTCTTGAGTTCTTCCAGACAGACCTAAAGGGAAAGAATCACAGAACTCTATTTGTGCCACTCCCTGCCGACGAAGAGGGCCGAAAGGCTTCATTCGAAATGAAGCCGGTTGAGTCAGGAACACAGGATGCTTCATTTATGAACTACAATCGTTCTAATCTACGTGACATTCTTATGGCCCACCGGGTTCCTGTAGGAAAGGTTACTCAGGTAGAAGGTGCGTCACTTGCTGCATCCCGAGACGCAGACAAGACATTCAAGGAGCAGGTTTGCCGTCCAGAGCAGAAGATTGCAGAAAAGAAGTTAAACAAGGTATTTCGTGAGATTACCGATATCTTCGAACTAAAGTTGTCTGAACTTACTCTTACCGACGAGGACACAATCTCCAAGATTGACGAGCGTTACCTTCGCTGGGGCGTCATTGTTCCGAATGAAATCCGCGCACGTTGGGGATGGACCGGAATTAAGAATGGCGACAAGGGTGTAGGAATGATGCAACAGGCAGAGGCTAAGCAGCAGGCAGACGCAGCAAAGGAGCAGACGGCTCAGGGTAATAAGACCCGGACTCGTGATGCAGAGCGTTCTTCTAGCGCCTCGGATTCAGCCGGTGAAGCCCGACAGACACAGGGTGACGGTAGGGCAGTAGGATAAGTTGAAGGCAATTGTTAGGTATGCAAATAAGATTGCGGTCACCTTCCGTGGCCTGCTGTCCTTGCCCGTAAACAAGGCTTTCATTCTTGTCATCTCAACCTACACTTTACTTTGGGGGCTTTGGGTAGCCAACCCATTTTGGGAGGTATTCTCTCGCTCGCCACTGTACACATCTTTGAACTCATTGTTCCCTGAGGTTGTCTGGGGAGTGTTTGCCATTGTTTGTGGACTAGCAATGTCTTGGGGCATACTGCACGAAAAGAGTGACTGGTTATGTAGAGGTGCGTACATTGGATTTATACATTGGATTGTAATTTCCATTGGTTACTTTTTAGGAGATTGGCAACACACAGGAGGCATTACTGCGCTTACCATAGCAGCCCTATCTGCCTTGACGTATCTAAACAGTCGAGTCAACCGGGATAATTTGCCTTTAGAAAGAAAACACGTTAAGATATGAGCACAATGGAAATTAAGAAGGCACAGTGGACTAGCGAGGGCGACAACTTTACTGTTGTTATGCCTATGTCTAAGATTGACGAAGAGAACCGACTTGTTTCAGGTTGGGCGTCTCTGGACAACGTAGACTTGCAGGGCGATATTGTCACTGCCGAAGCCAGCCAAAAGGCGTTTGCCCGATTCCGTGGAAACATTCGTGAAATGCACCAGCCAATCGCGGTAGGAAAGATGGTTTCTTACAAGCCGGACACTTATTACGACCCAATCACAGAAACGTTCTATAATGGAATTTATGTAACTGCTCGTATATCTAAGGGTGCCCAGGACACTTGGGAAAAGGTCATGGACGGCACTCTTTCTGCATTCAGTATCAAGGGACCAATCATTCAGTCCGAGCCAGTAGCACCAAAGGTAACCGATGGAAATGTGAAGCCAGGCCCAACTTTGCGCCGGGTTCTAGATTATGACCTAGAGGAACTTTCCCTTGTTGATTCCGGTGGAAACCAGTACGCCAATATTGTTAGCATTATGAAGGTTAACGGACAGAACGAATTGAGCGGAACTATTACACAGACAAATTCTGAGAACGTATTCTACTGCGACAATCACGAGAGCGCAGTAGCAAAGACTTCCACTGAGGATACTGAGGAATGCCTTGAGGGGCACTCCATGGTAAACATCGGATGGATTGAGTACGACGACGATAACAAGGCTTCTAAGGTTGCCGAAGTTATCGCCAAGCACAGTTCGTCACAAGAAAACGCAAAGCAGGAACTCCCTGCAACTAATAAAGGAGGTGTTGACGTGGCAGAAGAAACAGAAAAGACTGAGACTGTTGAAGGTTCCCCGGCTCCTGAGGTAATTGCCCCAGGCGTAGAAGGTAAGCCAGAAACAGAGGTTGCTTCTTCACTAGAAGAAGTAGCCGACAACGCCGAAGTACCGGCACCAGAAGAAACTGTCGAAAAGGCCGCAGACGTTTCCGAAGTTGAGGTTGAAGAACCTGACTTTGCAAAGATGTTTGGTGACCTACAGACAGCAATTACTTCTGGACTTGAGAAGAACAACGCAGACGCGACAACAGCAATTGCCAAGGCAACTGAGGTGTTCGAAGCAAAGTTCGAAGAATTGAGCAAGGGTTACACCGAACTCACCACTAAGTTTGACAGTATTCAGACCGAACTCAAGAGCGTAGAAAAGTCTCTTGCAGCCGTTGAGTCTGAAACTGCCGTTAAGAAGTCTGGCGACCTCGGCGGGTCACCGGAAGAAACCCTTACCAAGAGTAAGGGAAGTTTGTGGAACGGGCGCTTCCTCGGCCTATCGGACCACGTATAAATTATGATTTCAGGAGGTGAAATTTAACAATGGGTGAATTGCTAGAAAAGGTTATTCGTACAACTGAAATCCGCGAGGGTGGAGGTTTGTTGGAAACAGAGCAGGCTAATCGTTTCATCGACTACATGTGGGACGCAACAGTCCTAGGTGCTCAGGTTCGTACTATCCGTTTGCGCGGTGACGAGCAGGAGATTACTCGTATGGGTGTTGGTGAGCGTTTGATGCGTGTTGCTACAGAGGCAGTTGACGACGGAATGAATCCGGGTGTCGCTTTCTCTAAGGTTTCTCTCACCACTAAGAAGTTGCGTCTTGATTGGGAACTCTCTACAGAGACTCTTGAGGACAACATCGAAGGTGCAGCATTTGAGGACCACGTAGCACGTCTTATGACTGCTCAGGCCGGTCAGGACTTGGAGGATGTTGCCATTAATGGTGACACCCGCCTTACCCGTGACCCGCTATTGAAGGTATTCAACGGTTGGCGTCGTCTCGCACGAGACGGTGGACACGTTGTTGATGCAAATGGAAAGGGACTTTCCCGCGACGTATTCAACAGTGCTCTCAAGGCTATGCCTCGTAAGTACATGCAGCGTCGTAACGGATTGAAGTTCTTCACAGGAGCAAACTTGATGCAGGACTACCTATACTCTTTGTCCAGTGGAACTGACCAGTTCACACAGGCACAGGGTGCGGCTATTGTTCAGAACGGTGGAGCAACAGCGCCGGGAGACGCAGGATGGACAATTAACGTTGCCTCCTTCGGTGTTCCGATTCAGGAAGTACCGCTTCTATCCGAAACACAGGATGGCGACTATGCATCCTACACTGAGACACACGCAGACGGTACCGCACACGTACACAACCCTGCAAGTGACCACGGTGAGGCATGGCTCACATTCCCACAGAACCTTCTATGGGGTGTAAAGCGAGAGATTCAGGTCTTCCGCGAGTTCAAGCCAAAGAAGGACAGCATTGAGTACACAATGTACTGCCGTGTTGGAACTGAGATTGAGAACAAGGACGCGTTCGTTGTTGTCAAGAACGTCAAGGTTGCTGAGTAAGTAACCCCACTCGTTAAGGAATTTCCCCGGCCTCTTCGGAGGTCGGGGATTTCCCATTTGTAAAACCACATGCTATACTTAACTAGACATAATATGGAGGAACAATGAGTTTTAAGAAGATGAAGCGAGACGACCTTTATGCTCTCGCTACCGAAAACTTCGGAGTCGAAGTTTCTGAAACTGCGAACCACACGCAGATTATGGCCGCGCTGGCAGAAATGGGAGTGACTTGGGATATGGCTAAGGTTTATGACAAGAATGCTTCCGTGATTGCGGAAGGAGAGGCAGAGGCCGAAAGAGTCTTGGCTAGTCAGTCAAACGTAATTACGGCTTCACAGGTAAAGGCAGTTGTTGCAGAGCCCAAGGTTACGGTATCAGATACAGCCCATGGCGTTTCTGTCGAACTTGAGGCCGCACCAGCCGTTGTTATTGCCCCGGCTGCACCAGAGGTTATCTTGCTCAAGATGGAGCGCGAGAACCCATCCTATCAAATTCGTGGACACAAGTTCACGAGGGAGAATCCTTTCTCTCTAGTCGGCGTTGATGACGCCTCTTACATTCTTGAAAACATTGAGGGATTCAAGCAGGCAAGCCCTAGGGAAGCCAAGGAGTTTTACGGGTAATGGCTGACGTTGTATTTTCCGGTCAGACTCCTGGCGGTACGCTGGGAATGGGATATCTACCAGGCAACTATGACCTCGTGCTTTACCGGGGCGACTTCCTGCCAATCCGCGTTGTCCTAAAAGACTCAGCAAGTGTAGTTTTAAATCTGACCGGATATACAGGCAAGGCGACTATTCGTGCAACCTACGCTGACACTTTGGCTTACAACTTCACAGTTACTATTCCAGCCCCGACGACGGGCGCAGTAGAACTCGTCTTGCCAAGCGCAGTAAGCGCAACTATTTCTGCCGGTCCTTACATCTGGGACTTCCAACTGACCGAACCGAACGGAACCAATGTTCGCACGTTCATTGCGGGTGACGTTCAAGTTTACGACGAGGTTACGAGGTAAATGACAACACCTTTCCCGCTTGAGGGTAGTATTCAGGTAGAAGTACAAATCCTGAATCCTGTTACGGCGACGGTTTCTACACCGTCGTCTTCAAGTATTGAGGTGAAGTTTCCGGGTCCACAGGGACCAAAGGGCGACAAGGGAGACACCGGCACAGCCGCCGTCAACGTAGCCCAGACGTGGACAAAGGCTCATCGCTGGGAGCCAGATTCCAATGTCACACCTATTACACTCAAGTCAAATGTCGGGCAGACAGTTGACTTGTTTGTATGGACGAACAATGCTAACGCCGTCCTTGGCCGGGTAACGAGTTCCGGTTGGATTTATGCACCAACCGTAAATGCTGGCGCTGCGTCAAACGACGGTAGCGTTGCCCTGTTCTCTCAGCCTACCGCTGCAACACAGAAGGCCCTAATTCTAAGAGGTGCTGTGTCACAGAGCGCAAACCTAGTTGAGATTCAGAACAATGCCGGTGGTATACTGGTTCGTGTCGATGCAGCCGGTTTGCTATACGAAGGTGCAAACCGTGTCTATTCTGCTGGTAATGCCAACCTAGCAAGCGCAACACCGAATGCAATTGTATACGGTGGAGTTGGCGCGGTAGGAACAGGCGCAATCTTTGCTCGCAACGACCACGTTCACCCATTGGCAGCAGCGGTCACAGCCGCAATTGCAGGCATCGGAGTAAGTGTATCTGCCGCCACTGGCTCTGTGACATTTGCCAACACCGGAGTATTGACTGTAGGTGCCTCTGGCAACCTTGCGTCCTCTGGTGGTCAGAACCCAGCAATTACACTGATAGCCTCGCCAACGTTTACGAACGTCAATCTTAGCGGCTCAAACGTTAGGTATTCAATTGCTGACGGAACTTACACCACCACCGTTGGCATGGCCTCCACGGCAGGTTCATATGCTGCTGGTTCGTTAGCCGGTGACATTGTAGTTCGTGGTGATGCCGTAGGAAACACTCAGGGTGTCATCCTCGCAGCCGGTCCCACTTCTTCTACCGTACGCTTGACAAACACACTGTTTGCAATAGGTACCAACACAACAATCGCCGGTACCCTGAATGTAACAGGCAATGTTACAGAGGCAGGAATCCACCTAGCCACAGAGCCATATGTTGATGGTCGAATCAATGCTCTTATCGGTGCGGCCCCAGGAACTCTAGACACTCTTAATGAGTTGGCTGCCGCCCTTGGTAATGACCCTAACTTCGCTACGACGATTACCAACAATATTAACACCCGCGCACTAGATACA